TCGTGCGGTGCGTCGGGCCATTTATCGGCGTCGAACATATCTTTGAGGAAGCTGATGCCGTAGAGGAAGGACTGTCTCACTGCGGTCCTGAGCACGGGGCTTTTGATCGAGACCCATGTCCCCAGGAGGAACTTCTTGATGCGTTCGGCCCTGGCCCTGCTTCGGGCTGTCGAGGGCACGTCTATCTGGAGGTTATTGACATCGACGTGGTCGGTAGCGACGTTGACGATGGCGTTTGCGGTAGCGGGCCAGACGGCATCTATGGCTGCCAGGCCGTCTGCGTTCTTCGGGACCGGGACCGTGCGATTGCCGTTGTAGTAGTCCTCTTCGCTTGTGCATTGCGAGTGGAAGGCGTTGAAGTAGTTCGCCCCTTCCTTATATAAGGACATGATCTCGTCGCGGGTGGGGCGGTGTTCCTTTTGGACCGGGTCGCCCGCTACCCAGACGCCGTTACTAGAGGTCTCCGTTACCATTCGTGCCCCCTTATATCCCGAGGGTCGCCTGTCGTTCCTTGATCTTATTTATCTTACGTTCCCGCATGAACTTTCTCCCGAAGCTGTTGAGGTTCACCCCGTTGTTGGCTTCGGACTGTGTCGGCACATAGCGACCTGCCCGTCGGGGGAAGCGTCTTGCTTCCGTATTGGTCGATGGGGGATCGGCGCAGGCGGTAAGTCCCAGTGAGAGTGCGAATACTGCGTCATCGTGCTCTCCGGGGGGAGCCTCCGGTCGGTAATTCCCGGAAGGCAGCTTACGAAACTGGAAGCCGCGAAGTTGCCTGAGAAGCGTAGGCACGGGCGGGAAGTGTACCTGTTCCCGTTCAAGGGCCACAAGAAGGGTTTGCAGGAGGTGCTCTCTTGATGCCTGGGTGAAGATGTATGGCTCAACGGCTATACCTGCTTCCAGTAGCTCCTGGGTGAAGATGTCGCCACCCATGCCGGTGGCGTCGATGACCAGTCTCGATATGCCCCAGTGCTTGACCTGAGAGGCGACATGAGAGCGTTGGACGGGCCAGGACGTCTCTTCGCCCCATTCGGCATGATACACCACGTTGCGATTTTTGGCGTCCATGACGAGCATCACTGAGGGGTCTACCTTGCGTCCCAGGTCGAGTCCGGCGACGTAGTCGGTCATTGGCAGGGGTTCTGCCAGGAGGTCTCCGGCGATGCAGCGGTCTATGTTTCGGAAGTACCCGGCGTCGTTGGAGAACTCGGCCATGTACATACGTTTCCAGACGCGGTCGGGGAGGAGCTCCCGGTCGGAGTCGATCTCGACCTTGTGTTCGTCGGAGAGCAGGGGGTTATCGAACGCGGTGGCTTTGACGGCCAGGTAATCGTCGCGTTGCTCGGCCTGCAAGAAGACTTTGCGAAACCAGTGATCGGCCCACAGGGAGGGTATGCCTTCGTATATGGCGTAGCCCATGCGTTCCGGGCTTCTGAGGGTAGGGAGAAGTTTCTGGAAGGCAGCGTCGGAGACGTCTTGAGCCTCGGTGACCCAGAGAACGTCGAGCCCTGCGGTCTGTAGGGCGTCTGCGTTGTGGGCGCTTTTGACCTCGATGAGGCCCCACGGGCGGTCTTCGGAGCCTTTGAGGTAGACCATTCTCTCGTCCTGGTGTATGCCGCCCACGGTAATGAACTCCGGGGGCATGAACGCCATGAGCTCGGTCCAGACCTGTCTGCTCTGGGGGAAGGACGGTGCGACGATCCAGGCGTGGAAGGGGGGAACGAGCGTTTTGGGCGCAGGCACGGAGAGGGACTCGATGTAGTGGTCCATGAGGTCCCAGAAGGCGGCCCGGCTTTTGCCCCACCTACGACCTATCTCAAGGGCCTTTACCTTGGCCTTGGATTCGTGTATGAGGCGCTGGCCTGAGTGAGGCTCGTAATACTGTGCGAGATCAATGGTGGTCAACGCCCGACACCGTCCAGGGCTCCAGACCCGGAAAAGACCGCTGGGTCTGTCCTTATGTTGGCATGAGGGTCGTTGGGATGGCTATAGAGGGCCAACTTCTGCATGACCTCTGCGAGGGACCCGTAGCCGAACTGACGTATGGCGAGCAGGTCTGAGGGCGCGGTGCTCAAAAGTTGCCCCATGTCGGAGATACCTGCCCTTCTGAGACAATGTTCCGTGCGAGAGGTCAGTTGCAAAGCTTCGACGAGGGTCGGGTCCTGGAACGCAGCGGTGCCTTGAGCGGCATGAAGATTGTCCCTATGAAGATTGTCCCTCAACTGTCTTATATCTTTAGCCAGATTCTTTATCTCGTATCTCATCTCCATCACCGAGTCGAGATTATCTACGGACCTGAGAGAACGTGCACGGTAAGGCTGGCGAAGCTCCCTGAGCGCCCTCTGGCATATCTGCTTGGCCCGCGTGGTGCTGACCCCCAGGACAACGCCGGTCTCCTTCAGGGTCTTGGGGGCAAAGCCATCGAGCCCAAACCGGGCCGTAATGGCCACTGCCGCCCTCTCTGGTAGAGTGGCCAGGACCACCTCAAACTGCTCCGCTAGCCTGTGCGGGAAGGCTTCCGAGCAGGGCGGAGAGTTATTGTTCCCGAAGAGGACGTTCCAGAGCCGATAGTAACCCAGGTTCAATCTGCACCATTCAAGGTATAAGCCTTCTGGGGGGCTAAGAAGTCCTCAACCTGGTCAGAACGGCCATCTCGTGCGTACCCGCCCTGAGAGGATTTTCGGGCATTGAGCACATAGATGCCCATTTCGCGGGCGGCCCAGCGACTCCTAACCCCTGTCACCTCGCTATGGCTCTCGTAATAGAGTCGCTGTCGTAAAGATGATTCAAACGCATCCCCGTACCGCTCCACCCCCTCAAAGAATTCCCTTACGGACCTAGGCTCGTACACCATAATAAGCAGTGTAGCGGGGTGCCAGCTTGAAGGCGCGTCGATCTCAAAATCCAAGCCGCACTTTTCTGCCCACTCAACGAGATCACGCACTGCGTTCCCCCCCATCCGGTACGGCCTGGAGACCAGATACGGTCCCAACTGAAAGGCATGATCGGCTCTCGGGATCGAATACTCAGGGTACTCCCACCTACCACACCCAACCATCTTCCGGTACCGATGGCGATACTTGTTGGTCGCCCTCCCAATGTACTGCCTAACCGTCACGGGGCCAGTTGCCCGTTTCGCCTTGTCCACAGTTACCAGCTTGAAGCCCATCGCCTAATCCGTCCCATTCTTACTAAACGTGTTGATCTGCACGTTCAAGAACGCCCCCTGCGGTATCCCACTCTCCTGCGGGGCCAACCCCATAACCTGGTGAAGATGCTTTATAGCCTGCAACTGCACCGACTTGTTCCCCGTCTGCAACGCCAACTCGTACAGACGACGAGCACTCCAGGGAAGTATCTCCTCCATCATTCGCAACGCCAACACCTTCGGCTGCGCCTGCACCGCCCCCACTATCTCACTAAACACCTCATCCTCCATCCACCCATCAACAACCCCCACCTTCATATCCATAACCTCCGCCACCTTCGCCGCATCACGATGGATCAAATATAAACTCAAATACTCCTTTTGATCCTCCCCCAAACCCTCATACCCCAAAAGGTCCTCCACCGGCACCCCACGCTCCAACTCACTCACACGAGTCGCCATTGCAGGATGCCCCATTAACCCCCTACGACCCGGCAACCTACTTCCTCTCCTTACGAGCCTTAACAGCAGCCCTACGCCCTACCTTAGTATAAGGAAACTTCTTCACCTTACCCTTTACCTTCACCCTAGGCATATCTACACCTCCTAGAGCCACACCCTACACAACTAAACCCAAAACCGCAATCCCAGAAGTTATCGCCGCTGGAACCTCCATATACCACCAATAGGGCCCCCGACCCAACCGGCTCGCGCTTCCTTCTAAACCGCCCATTCTGGCCCGTTCTACGAAACCCCTAGCAAGGGTAGGTGCCATTCGTAGCACCGGCCGATGGCAAAACGTGACATACCGCCGCCACGCCTACCACCTACGGCGAAAACCATCGCCGTGCCTTGGGCCGTTTGGCCGCTGGACGGCCCTTAGTGGGGCTGGCATCGTCCAGGCGGACCCGCTTGGCGTCTGCTATGGCGTCGAGTGCCTCTGAGCGTAGCTGAGCGGCCAAGTCGTTAGGAGTGAAGCCACACACGCCGCACCACGTGCCTAGGCGCTCGCTCTTGCGCCCTGGACGACGCCACAAGCCCCATACAGGCACGAGCTCGCCTTGGTGAACGTGGCTGTATGCCTTTGGCCTTGCGTCTCTCATAGGGTGGCCATGCTGGCAAGCATAGCAGCAGTCCCAAGGCATGCATCATAATTGCCCCGAAAAGGGGTTGACACGGTGCTATTAGGCGTTATACATTGACATTGATTCAAACGAAGGGGGTTGGCGATGGATAAAGCGATTGTCTGGGCGATGCGAGAATGGATTGAAGATTGTTCGGAGTCTACTGCTGGACGATCGGACTGGGAAGTATGGGAGGCCGTAGAGCGTAACTATGAGGGCGGCATCGATCAATTCCTGAAAGACGGGCTACTTGACTAGTAGGCACTAATCGTTAGAAGGAGACAGCGATGGAGTTCACAACAACCTACCGGCAGACGACCAAGAATCGCCGACGGTGCATGATTTGCTCCCGCCTGATTCTGGACGGCGAATTGGCGTTTTTTAAGGGTGCGCGGGGGAAACAGGGCAAGGCCGTACATGATGCTTGCCGCGCCGACACCGGCGGCGACTGGTACGCCAGGGATTGCGCGGTGACGTATCAGCGGCAGAGGCTCGGCGGTTGGGAGTTGGTGACGGACTACGAACTAAAAGCCAAGCACGAGCAAAGGTCGAAAGAAGAAATGTTCGCAGAGATGTACAACGAAAAACAAGGGGGAGAAGGAGACAACGATGAAAGGCATTATGGAACAGCGATTCGATTTGTTGGTGAACCCACCGAAAGCATTGAAGTGCCGCATGATCGTGATGGCTCTGAATAACACCACCATCGAACATATTCCAGAGTCTCACGGGGAAGTTAAACAATTCATGCGGTCGACGCTCAAGCATATTGACCCGCTTTACGACCAAGCTCTGGCAGTGTTGAATTCTCGGAGTTAAGACGGCTGAGAGGCCGGGGCTTCGGCCCCGGTTAAAGCCCCAGACCCGGTCTCAAGGCGGGTCAAATCAGGGCTGGAGAGGGAGACAATGAACGAGGGCGTAGCGATAATCAAGCATCTTTCTGGTGACCTGTATGCCTACGAGGAGAATAGTCTCACCGGATCCAGGGGCTATGGCCCCCTGCACCATTCTGAGGTGCCGACCAGCCCGACCGAGGTGTTGGACATCCTGGACAACAATGCGGGGCTTGACCTAGAGGCTGACGGGAGCTGGTTATGGGACGAGCTAGAGG